TTGACAAGCTGGAGCGGGGCTCGGCCATCGACCCCACCAATCTGGACGCACGCCCCAGCGAGAAGCAGCAGCAAATTCTCGACTCATTCGGACACAACAAGATTACCATTGTACGCGGTGGTAACCAGAGCTCGAAGACCACACTCGGAGCCCGTACATTCAGCTGGATGCTCAGCGAGACACATCCCACCTGGAAACGACCAGCTCACTGGAAGAACGAGCGATTGCAAATCCTGGTACTCGGCAAGAGTGCAAAGATTATTGAGGAATCCCTCTACTACCGTATCAAGAGCTACATTGACCCGGCAGAGTTGCACGAGTTTCGTGCAGGTAACATTCTGCAGAAGGTTGTGCATCGTCCGACAGGGAACACAATCCTCTTTCAATCCTATGAGAATGTGAACCAGGCCCGTGAGCGTATCCAATCCTACACGGCACACGGAGTTTGGATTGACGAGATGCCCAACTCAATCGACTTGTTCAACGAGGCGCTCAGACGTATCCAGGCCCGTGAAGGCTACTTCTGGGCAACCTTTACACCACTCATAGTCAACAACGAGATACGCAGCTTCTGCGACCATTTACCGGCCTCTCAGGGACAGATGTACAAGATTCACATGTTCGACAATCCACTCTATACGCCGGAAAAGCAAAAGAGCATTCTTGAGGAAATGGCCCTCTACCCAGAACACGTACGCAAGTGTCGTCTTGAAGGTGAGTGGATGAGCGTGGAGAACGCAGTCTACTTCTTTGACCCGAACTATATGGTGACAAATCTACCACTTAGCTACAGCCCAGCTTGGCGTCACGTCGAATCCTCTGACCCTGCAGCCCGCAGTGCCCACGGCATGACAGTCTGGGCTGAGGACCCATCCACAGGATTCTGGTATTGCGTCAAGGCTGAATACTTCTCCGGCCTGCGTGACACGGATGAGTATGTACAAATGGTTAAGATGAAGACACAAGGACTTAACATCATTCGTAGAATCTATGACTCAGCCTGTCCCTGGTATGCAGACGCGGCAGTCAAGCACGGCCTGACCTACACCCCGGTCATGTACAAATCACACAGAAAGCTGGAGATGATTAAGGCAATGCAGATGGCCCTGGGCCAGCAGCTCTTCATCGCCCCCTGGTGCCAGGACCTCATCACCGAGTTTACCACCATGCACTGGTCTGAGACATCCGACAACAAAATTGCACGCAGCCACAAATACCACCTGCACGATTCGGCAGTTTACTTCCTGGATTGCAAGCCAAAGTACGAGGGAGTCGTGGCCTCAACCGACTACTGGGCAGAGATGCGACAGACCAATCAGAAAAGAAAAGTAGCTGAATATAAAGCGAAAACAGAGTCAGTTGCACAACGACCCCGACGCAGAGGCATCCAGCACCGAGGCCGTGTCTGGGGTAAACCATGGCGGTAGGTTGCTTCATTTTTTCTCTTGTGTTATTCTTAATTGCAGGTTTCTATTGGCTTAGGGCTAAGCGTATGCTAGACCATAACAGTAGACGCCTACGCAGAGTCAAAGAGATGCTTAAACTGGGTAGAGGTAACCGCGATGAAAAACGAAGAGTGCGGCTGCGAGAAATGCAAGGCCAAACGAAACAAATCGGGCAAAGGCGTAGCCCTTACCATCCTACGTCTCCCAATGCCCGTCCGCAAACCAAAAAGCAAAAAAAAGCAATAGAGAAGATTTACGGAGGCATTAGATGAGCCGAGTACGTTTGCAGTGGTGGACCAATCCAGAGCAAGTCAAAAAGGAACTGGCTCAACGTCTTCAGTTTGCCAAACAGGCCCGCGCACGTCAGGAACGTCAATGGGAAGAGAATGAGCGCATCCTGTATGCCACACGTGCATCCGGCATTGCAAACTCCGACGTGTCTGTCTCCTTTGACACGGACGGCGAAGCTGCATCCTATCAGGCAGACCAAACTTCCGCAGATATTGCAATCAACCGTATCATGAAGAATGTACGATTCATCCACAGCCAGATGTCAGCAAATCCGCCGACAGTGATTGCACGTCCGGCCACTCCCGACCCATCGGACAGGGCTGCAGCCGATGCAGCAGACAGACTTGTACGTTACGGAATTCGCCAATATCAGATGCAGGAGCACAAGGACCAACTCAATCTGCAGACACTAACCTTCGGCTCCGGCTTTGTAAAATGCATGTATGACCCCAATCTGGGCGATATTGTATCCTACAATGAGGAATCAGAAGAGGTGGAAATGAGCGGAGATATTAGTGTCTCTGTTCCTTCCGTCTGGAACATCTTCCCCGAGCCGGTTGCAAGCTGGAGCGAAGTCACCTACGTATTCGAGCAATTCGACATGCGATACGAGGAAGCCGCATTCCTATTCCCGGACCAACTCGAGGCACTGGAACAGTACAGACAGAAGAGCTCAGAGGAAGACTATACAAACGAATACAACGGTTCAAAGTCCTCAGTCGCAAACAAATTCCGATATGACTCAGTCCGTGTCTTCCAATACTGGGAGAAGGGCACACCAATGAATGGCATGCAGGGCCGTTATTGCTGGTGTCTTGAGAATGGCACTCCGCTAACCAAACCTGCCGTAAGCCCACAGCGTTTCAGTCAGAAACTCAAGGATGGAAGTCCAGGACCAAAACGCGCCTATCTACCTTACCAGTTACTCACGGACATTGATGTACCTGGTACATATTGGGGAATGAGCATTGTCTCCTACGCCGGACCCATGCAAGACGCCAAGAATCGAATCGACTCTGTTATGCTCGACATTCTACAGGCGCACGGCGTTGCTCGCCTTGTGCTGCCAGAGAGCGCAGAAATCTCAGATGAGTCAATCACCAACTCAACCTGGGATGTCATCAAATACTCAGGCTCCATCCCTCCAAACTTCATGGAACCACTTCCCATGCCTTCCGCATTGCCCAACATTGCTGACCGTATGGATAAAGGCATTGACGATGTCTGCGGAATCAATGAAGCCGTGATGGGCGACATCAAGCGGGAAACCTCGGGCTTCAGCCTTCAATATGCTACACAACAGTCCAACATGATTCGTAAGCGACTCTTCAACAAGGACATTGCAGTCGTCGAATGGCTCTACAAGACTTACCTCTCCCTCATCGTGGAGAACTGGAAAGAGACACGTACAATCAATGTACTAGGCAAAGAGAAAGCATTCGAGTCACTTAGCCTCTCAGGTGCAGACATTGCATCAGGCTTTGATATTGTCGCAGAGTACGGCGCATCACTCTCACTTGACCCAATCACCCGCCGTGAGGAAATCTTGCAGATGATGCCACTCTTTCAGCAGGCAGGCGTGGCTCCACGCAAGATGCTGCAGATGGTCAAGCTGGCCGAGCTCGAGAATGCCTACGACCACATCGAATTGGCCGAAACTAGACAGCGTGAAATCTTTGAACAGATTAGAATTAGCGGTGAATATGTCGAGCCAGAGGAACTGGAAGACCACATCAATATGCTGGCCTATGCATACACTTACCGTATGACTGCGGAATTCAAATACCTGAAGGACACAACCCGCAAGCTCATCGAGCAACACATCAAGGAACGCGAGGAAATGGCAGCCTCCAAGGTGGCAGGAGCTGCACCAGAAGCACCCGGCGGTATGCCTCCGCCCGGCGGAATGGCACCTCCAGGAGGAATGCCACCGCCCCCAGGAGGACCAATGGGATGACACCAGAACAAAGAAAATATTTGGAAAAGGTAGAAAAAGGAACAAAATTCAAGGGCGATAACGAGTTCTTGAAGAGAGCCAAGGAATGGTGGGATTTTCATTTTGGCAGCTCTACCTTTGATGAGATGGTTACCAAAGAGCTCAAAGACACACAATCAAAGGATAAGTCTGACTTAGAGGGCAAGCCAGACAAGTCGAGCTTGGAAGGCAATCTCGACAAGTCGAGCTTGACAAAGCCAAAGAAACCAAGTAAGTAACACATATTCGTGCTATCCAGGATGGTCTTGGACGCACGCTAAACCCGAAAGGGACAAGTTCTACTATCCTTCCAATGGGACGTAGAAAGGAGTACACAATGTCTGGTCAGCCAGAAGCAGCATCTTTCCCAAACATCTGGGGCGGAGGAGAAGAGATTGATACAGTCGGAGCCAGTAGCACTGCAGCCGATGGTCAAGCCTCATTCGACGAAGCACCAGCACCCGTCGACATCGACTCGCCCGAGGCACAGGCTGCCCCGGTAGACGTGGATGCAGAAGCACAGGCAGGCCAAGAAGCTGCCGCACCGCAAGAAGGCGAAGTCGAGTACATCGACCTCACCGACGAGACCGGACGCAAGCGCCTCAAGATTGATTG